GAAGTCCGGCAGAATCTGCTTTGAAAGTTGGTCCGGCTAACTGCGACATGACTTTGCGTTCAGTGTCCAGAGCAAGATTTTGGCGTCCATCTTGATCGGGCTGCAAAAGTCCTCTGCCGTTCCACCACAATTCGGATCTAATGTTGCGGAACTTCTCGGGATCTTTTGCACGCTCGGCCACATTGACGGGAACGATTTGGGATCTGTGTTTTCCTTCCTGACCCCATTTTTGTAGAATCGACACGACACCCCAACCGACACCAATTGTGTCGATTTTGATGCGTGGAGGTTCCGTCAACTCGCGGGCCATGTGAGTTTCCTCAGCCTCCCTGATGTGATGCAAACACACGTTAGCGACATCGACAGCATTCTCGTTGGCTTTACCACTGGAGCGGTGAACGATGTTTACTTTGTATCCGTCGGCTTTTGCTATCACGAATTCGTCGCCGCCATCTGCAGCGATATCGATTCCGAGGCGAATATGGTTGCCCATGATTGGTTCCTCGTTGTTTGATGCTTTCTCGCACCAACTGAACGGGATGACTTTGTTGGCTGTTGAGCGTGGAAATCGTGCGTACACCCGGGCCTCGACGAAAGGTGAATCTGCACCAAACTCGGTGATGACGTCTTGGACCCACCTATCGTCAACAAGGTGCTTTGTGATCAAGTGTTGACCCACTTGTGGTGGACACGTTTTGCAGATACCGACTGTTTCACCTGTGAAGTTTGGTGTGTCATAAGCCCCGATGGTGATCGTGTTGTACAACGGTGACTCGTAGCATCTTTCAAACCATGAATCCTCGTGATCTGTCGGTGGGTTACCGAGCAGTAACAACCGGGTGTTGCCACCCGTCATGAGGGCTTCTAGGGCTTGACCTACCACTTCACCGATACCACCGGCCTCATCCACCACGATCAACAGGTTTGGTGCGTGGATGCCCTGTGTGGCCGCTTCATCGTAAGGTGACGGGCTGAAACCGTAGGCGACAACGTCCCCGCCGATCTTCCATGTTTGTGTGAGGACTTCCCCGGGCAACCTAGCCATGAAATGGCATCTGCGGATGTGGGGCCAAATAATGTTGCGGACCTGCCTGTGTGTCGGGGCGATGGTGATTGCTAGGGCTGTACCCGGGGCGTGGGAGGCGATCCACCATGAAACGATACGGGCTGACAGGTGAGACTTTCCGGGTGCGTGGCACGCTGCTACAGCGGTACGCTGATTGTTGACCACCGAGTGAGCAATCTCGATTTGCTTCGACCAAAGAGTCTCCCCTAACCCGTCGTTAATAAATCCGACAGGATCGGTTTCGTAGCGTGCCCACGGATTATTTTGTTCCGCCTCCAAAAGCATGTTGAGGGATGCTTTTTCGTCAGGGTTGAGTTTCGAGTAAATGTTGTAGCGTTCTTCCCTTGACGCTTCAAGTATTTGGTCTACGAGTCTCATGCTTCGATTTCACGGGTCTTCAGGATGTGACTGATTTTGCGTTCCAGTTCTTCCGTGGTCACATTGATTTGGATGGCTCCACCGTCAGGTCCACTGATCTCGGTTCTGTCGTAGCGTCCCCACTTTTTAGGTTGTTTCCTTTCGAGGATCCATGCTGACGCTTGCCATGCACCATTCTTGGCAGCATTATCAATATTCATGAGGTGACTGATGATTCCTTCAGCGTCAGCAACTTCTATTGTGTCGAGAAAGTCGAGATATTGGGCTTCGTTCTCTTCTACTGGCAGACCTGCGCCTTGGCGTTCCCTTTGAATGTTTCCTCTTTGCATCCAGTTGTAGAAAGTGGATCTGTGTATTCCTACTGCCCTGCAGGCGTCGTCGACGTAGGATCCGGCTTGGAGCATGGTGCAAATGGTTTCTTTTCGTAGGTCTGTGAGGAGCGTGTTGCGTCCTTGTTTACGAGCGGGGGGTTTAGTCGTCATGGGGTTATCTTAAGTGTATTGTCCGGCTGTTTCGGCTAGGTACTGGTTTTTGTGTGCTGAGGCGAGTGATCTGCCTACCTCGATTTGTGTGCCTAGTGTGCGGATTCTTTCTTTGATGGCCCTGAGTTGTGCTGCAGCGAGTTCTGCTGTGAGGTTTTCGGTTTGTGTTTCGTATATGGCTATTTGTTTGCGTAGGTCCATGCTTCCGATGGAGTCGAGGAAGGCTCTGGCGTAGGCAACTTCGTAGGATTGTTTAGCGTGTACGGCTTGCTCGTCAATGAAGGCGACTTCTTCTGTTGCTTTGTCGAGCATTCGTGAGAGTTCGGCTAGGCGTTCTAGTGCTTGTGCATGGTTTGGGATCATGCGATTAGTTTACCTTACGGGGGTCTAGTTTTCCACTTGCGTGATGATGTTGTAAGTGTCTGGTTCTCCTTCAGAGAAGATTAGGGTCGCGTGAACCAAAGTAGTTGCGTTCCCCAGATTCTTAAACTCAAAAAGATATTTAGTATCCGGTTGTAACGTCCGAACTTTATTACAAATAGAAGTCCCACCAGATTTGTTCCCGCCGGGAATAATGTCATAAGCCAATAAATTAGTAACACTTGCTCCAGTCACAGAAGCCGAAAAAACTGCCTGACTAATTGAAGCACTATTCGTTACCAGACGATTCAAGTTTTGACCATGCGCTGAACCTGAAACGCCACTCGTTGCAGAAACCTCAAATAACTTAAACGCGATAGAATCAAGTGTTGCCGTTCCCTCACGAAGATATACAACTGTACTTACTGAACCCGTCTGCATTTGAGCGGAAGCACTAGCCCCGTTCCCAAGAGTCCTGTCCACCGATGCTTGATAAACCAAGCCGCGCCTTGAAAGATCTATCGGTTCGGTTGAAAGTTCCGCAAAAGATCGTTTGGTCCAATAATTTGACATCGGTTTATTCTACCATCTGTAAGGCAAATCTTTTTCCCAGTCAAGGTAAATTACTGGCTCTTCATCTGTTGGGAGTCCACGATAGTTGCGTCGACGTGGTGGTGTTTCGGGTGTGTAGTTCGGGATCTTAGACGCGGCTGCACCTCGAATAGTTCCTGTTCCGTTTTCGAAAGCAAACACGATGATGACGGGTGTGTTTGTGAGTGCGCTGAGTTGTTGGAGTGCTTGGAGTTTTTTGTGTTTGAACATGATGCCACCGTAGGAGCGCACTTGTTCTTCTGTTTCTTTCCTGATTTTGAGTTCCACGAAAGATTTGACTGTGTTTTCACCTGTGATCATGTAGTCAGCGACACTAAACGATGGGAGCCTGTGGGCTTGTGACCCTGTCCTGTGTGTGATCCGCATGATGGTGAGTTCTTCCCTGTCCCTGTCTAGGGCTGTTTCCAATATTGCGTTCACGATTCCCCCCTGTCATCAAATAGTTCATTGAGGTCTTTGTCTTGGCAGGGTTGGCAAATTAAAGCCCAACCGTTGAATGCTTTCCCCCCATCTAGTCCACATCGTTGGCAGGGTATTAAAGGGTCGTCCATAGTTTTATCTCCACGCGGGGCTCGCCATACATTTTGCTGGCCTGCAAGATACATACTTGTGAGTCATCCAAATACACGGTTTTGGCTTGCGTTAGTCCGTCGAGTAGTGCCCGTAACAGTTTGTCTATGTCGGGGCGTACCGCCGGGAGCGAAAATTTAGGTTTTTGTGGTTTCTTCATGTAAAAGATTATTTCCATCGAAACAGGTTGATCTGTCACTTCCCAGTTTTGTTTCTTCGCTTCGGCTTGTGCTATCAATGCTATCGATTCACGCCACAATTTCAGGGGATTGCCTGCCATTTCAACTAAAGCAACTTTCCCCGTTTTTGTGACGAAACCTCTTTTAGATCCTTGTGGTTTTGGGTCGCCCATCACCGTCAGTTCAAGTTTCACAACGATTTTTGTGCCTTGATTGTGTCGCGAAGAATCTTGTACACGGATTGTTCGGTCACTCCCATTGCTGCAGCGATTTCCCTGTAAGTAATTCTTTTGCGCCGCAGCGACAAGATGTTTACTTTTCGTGTCTGTGATATTTCTTCGATGGCTCGTTGATGATTCCTGATCATGTCTGTTAACGTTTTAATGTCGACCAGTTCAGGATATTCAGGGGCTTTCAACATTTCAGTAGGCGTGCTCATTGTTTTCCTCTCGTGGGGTGGTAGTTAATCCTACACTCGGGTGTGGATTGATTGAACTTGGGTTAAGATATTCGAACGGTAAAATTACTTCCATTTTTTGTTCTTCATGCAGCAGCCACCATTTTCCGTGAAGATCCGCAAAAATGATGCCGTGAGGGATAGTTCCGTAACGTACAAGCCAGCCGTAACGGTAAGCCATGTCCCGGAATGATTCTACTTTCCCGTGACAGCCACTGGTCCCTGTTCCGCACAAGGCCAACAGATTTTCGGGGTCATGGATCCACGGTGATTTTGTTCCTCCCATTCCTCGTGGTCGCCTGTGATGCAAACTCATGATTGTTAGCGGTCCGTAGCACAGTTCGCAGGCACCGTTTGCTCTTTCGATGATCCGTTCTCGCGCTGCTGTGCTCATGGTGTTCTGGTCGTTTTAAGTGTCTTCATTAGTTTCTCTTTCACTTCGGGAGGCATCGGCACGCTCAGGGCCGCAACGTCACTGGCCTGTTTTTGTTCGATGGCTGCCCTGTTTGCCTCAGACTCATTTCGTCTGTGTTGCCTCCAGAGTCTATTGATGTGAGCAGGCATCACCCCATCAGTAGATTCCTTGTAGTGCCAAGTGACCAGTTTTCCGGCTACTGACACTGGCATGTCCGTGTCGAGCGTTTGTGACCACAACGTGGCCCGGGCGCGTGCATCTTCCACCGATGGGGGTCGTAGTCGTGGATCTAACGCAGAAGCAACAGCGAGCAATTCAGCGGCCTCAGAAGGGTTCATTGGGTGACTCCAGTTCCAGATACCCGAACGGTGATGAAAGAGCCTTAGAAGCCTCCAAATAGGCTCTAGTGCCCGATTGACGCCCCCGCATTGGCATTGGTTCATCTTCCCAGCGGCCAGCGTTCAACCAAGTTGTCGGATGAGCCGTGAATTCGTCATCTCGATTTGGATCCATCGCATAACGCAAAGCGCCATCAAGAATGACAGACGGGTCCACGGTTTGAATAATCTTTTTGAATGCCTTCTCGGCTGCAGCCTTCCCAACCTTGCGCGGGTAGGTCTGCCAGAAGATTTCAAAATAGGCACCGAGAGCCCGCCGATGATCAATATTAATGGGTGGTTCTATTAAGGATGGTTCTAAGGATGGTTTGGGTGACATGGGTGACACCCCGTCGACGTCATGGGTGACACCCCGTGCGGGTTCCTTGTCACCCCGTTCTACCTTACGGGATGTCGTCCGTGTCGCCCCGCTCAAAGTGACTGTGTAACGATTGGGACGACGATCATCACGCATTTCACGATGACCTCCCGCCTGATCCTCGACAGATAACAGACCGGCATCAGACAGCGACTTAATCAATCGTTGAGCCTGACGCGAAGAGATACTTGCCTTACGAGCGATGGTTGCCATGCTCGGCCACGAATTTGTGCCCTCATCATCAGCGTGATCAGCAATGACGAGAAGAACCATTTTCTCGCTCGTAGGCAAATCGATATCCCAGACTTGAGACATCACTCTCACGCTCATGAAGGATTAACTCGTGCTTGAGCCCTCTTGTATCCTTGCGTCAAGATTGCGCGATCACGCGAGGAAATATCTGCACCACGGATCTGGGACACCACCTCAGCCAAAGCCTCTTCGGTTTCAGCGTTCAGCAAATCCGTAACCCAAGTGGCTACATTGGCAGCATGCTCATGTTCCTGACCAACAATCTCGCCAACCGATGCAACAGTCGATCCGTTCTTGTACAGAGATAAACCAAATTGATCGCCAAGGTTCACAGCGCAACGCTTGAACGCCTGTGATTCGGCTGTCTTAATTGCCTGATCATGAGCATCGGCAAGAGTTGGGTTGGTGGCATCTCCAGCCGCCCACTCCGTATACGAGGAAGTGTCGCCAAATATCTCGCCAATACGCAAAGAGCATTGAGCACGATAAATCACGTTCCATCGTGTCTTTCCATCTTTGCTTTGAACCTCGCGCTCAGCAACGAGTTCCATGCGATGAACATCAGACGACCAGTTACCGAACCCAAAAATCTGATTCATGGTCCGGCGGATATCCCACGCTTCAACGTGCGAAAAGCCTTTCCCGTCCTTACTTACCCGGGCAGGGTCAATTGGCTTGAGTAATTCTTTTACTTGTTCTTGAGTCAAACTCATGATGCCACCTCCACAGTGAAATTGATGTCAGCCGGATCCACAATGACACCGGGAATAATTTCCCCATCAATTGTCATGGCTACTGATCCGAGGGTTTGTGTTTCTTCTATGCTGGCAAAATCTTTCAAAGCCGCAAGGTTCGGGCTTGTTTTGATGTTGACCAGTTCTGGGGCGTTGATACTAGCCCACTGTAGAAATTCTTCTACGTTCTCTACCTTGAATTTTGAGTGTGTTGCTCGCGACTTGACAGTTCCGTAAGGAGTATCAATGGTTTTACGACCTTCATTTTGTCTTTGCGTCCGAGCATATTGCGTGAGTATGGCCTCGAAATATGAAACCTCTGTTTCAAATCTGCCGTTAACTCGAACCAACCAATTGTCAATTCTTGCTCGCTCGGCTTTTGCCATCTCCTCGTTTTCCAACATTTTCGATTTTATGTTGAGGAGTTTTCTCATGGCCCATGACGCTTCCGCGTCATCTTTAACTGTGAAACGCAGCATGTCTCTTACTACTGTTTCACCGTCATCATCGTAGTCATTAATATTTTCGCTCATTGCGCCTCTCCTTGCTTGGGGTTGTATGAATCATACACCCCCCTTTAGTCCTGTGTTGAGGGGGTCCAAGTTATGACACAATATCTGTAACATCGTCGATGACTCATCCTCTCCCCTAGAGTCTCCGATGCCACGCGGAGGAGCGTTGTTTGGGGTCTTACGGCGCTCCTCCGCCCCCAAAAACAAAAACCCCCGTGAGGGGGATTTCGTCTCTTGAGATTAAATTTTTCCCTTGGGGTATCGATTTACATATTCCGTGATCAACGTCCGAGTTAAAGCCGGATCACCCTTGGCCTTGCGAGCCAAATTTATGACCTGTCGCCACCAGTCCAAATCTTGTTTAACGTCGGGCTTCCTCGTGGTCCAATCGCGGTGACGAATTACCCGCTCGACGCCCAACATCAACGGACCTTTGACCATTGCATCAAGCAAGGCCACCGACAAGGTAGCGGTAGATATAACTTGCTCTAAAGTCATTCCCTTTTGCGTTCCACTGATCGTGGCACTGGTGCCCAAAGATTCAATCTCAATACCGTAAAGACGCGAGTTCCCTTGATCCTTCGGCACGGTCACCGTTTTAGTAAAAGTCCAAGGACCACCGAGCCCAGCATGATAAGCACCAGAACCCGAACACACTGAAACAGAACCATCACGATTCACGAGGAAGTGTGCCGCCCGAACGGGAGCATAAGGATTCGTGAAACAAATGTAATGCTCGCTGTTGGTCCCGGCAGTATGATGCAACAAAACCCCAGAAAAAACACTGTTTCCCTTGTAAGGATCAATGCTCGGGGAATCCCAGCCCTTCACCAAATTGTAATCAATTTTCCATTTCTTCAAATGATTTTCAAGACGCTGTGGTGAAACCTTCACTCTGCGGCCTCCTGAAACTGATCAACGGGAACCGTCTGCACATTAGCGGCAGCCAATCCCCCCATAAATACGGCATAGACAAGGCCGGTTATAGCAATGGCTTTATTGTCATCAATCCAACCAAAAGCCTGAGTAACGGGAACAAAAGCAATACCAACGACGTAAAGCCATTTTCTCCAAACAGCAGGAATTGCGGGCATAATTACTCCTTTATTTTTGTTTTTGAATCGGGTTGAAACAAAGACTCCCACGTCCGGGAATCAATTTCTCCCGTGATTCTTAAACCTCGTGATTCCTGAAAACGACGAACTGCCTTACTCATTACTGAGCCGAAACGTCCATTGACTTTAAAATCATCGAAGCCAAGTTTTGAAAGTGCATCCTGTGCTTTATGCACCTGACCACCAATATCTCCTTGAGCCAAAGGATGCTTCAATTCCAGCGACAAAATTGAGCGTCGAACCGTTGGAACGGGGTCTGCAGCGACAGTCTTTTTTACTAACGGTTTTTTATCCATTGTTGGAGTCTAACCCCTATTTATCCTTTTGAATAGACTTTTGTATCGCCAATTGCGTTGCCTCTATTGAATCAACCCGTTCATCAAGATTCTCAACTTTTTCCCATGTCTCAAAAACTTTATCCTTCAAGGTCGAGCCACCGTTGCGCTTTAACTCCCCATCAATCCTGTTGAGGCGCTCCATAACCCCCGGTACGGAGTCTCTCCCGGGGCTTGCATCCTCGCCGTCCCAATCCCTTTGAAACTTACGGAACCATAAAAGCGCTTCTCTGAACTCTACAAAAATTTTGTTTAAAAACATTTTATGAACAAGACCCATAAAAGTAAGGATGGCGATGCCTCCAACGGCAAAAGCCAAGATGTCTTGAATCGGCATAATTTACTTTCGAAGTAGGGATGGGAAGCAAAGCCCCTTGAGTTGCCATAATTGCAAGTCAAGTACCCCTATTTTGCCACCTCCAGATGACTAAAGGGTAGTTTATGATTGGACAACCACTCTTTTTGCTCCTTGTTCCTGATAAATTTTTTCTTTAACAACGGGATCATTCTTACCTGTAATAATTGCGAGGTAAGGAACAACTCTAGGATCT